TTTTTTTGATCCGTCAAATACAGTTGTGTTTAATACTGTGTCTGCCATTTTTTGTCCTCCTTTTAAAGAGCGCCTGCATCACCAGGCGCTCCGAGTTTATTTATTAGAGTTCAGTGTTAGCTGTTCTCTCTTTACCTGCTGAAATGTAATCCATAGTCATTACTTTCGCAGCAGCCGCACCGTTTTGAATTCCAAATGAAACAGCCAACTCTTCATCGTCTGGAGCATTTGTATTCACACCGGAACCAACTTTTACGTTATCTTTGTAAACGTGGAACTTTCTATCTTTTGGATCATAGTAAAATCCTAAAGTCATGAAAGTATCATCCGCTGCAGTTCCAGCAGAGATAGTTGTTTCTGTGCTGTTTTTTTCTATGACTAATTCCATAGAAGTAGAACCATCAGCTTTTCTGAAATAGATACCGTCAGTCGTACCATCAATAAACGCTGTGTCAGTGATGATTAAACCAACCGCAAAGTCAGATTGAGTTGCGTCGTTTACTTTAAATCTAGTTTTAAAGTATAGACCTTTTGCAGCTTCGTATTTGAAAGATTCAATTACGCCGCCCGAACCGCCAGCCCATTGAAATTCATCAGAATCATTGTCTGCCGCATCGTTTGTTACAACTA